GTTAATCCCTCCACACGGGTTGAAAATATGACCCATGAAAACCCTACCCCATTAAAACGGGGGAATAGGGGGACCTAAAGCTTCACTAGGCTTGCCATGACAGTAACCGAGAACCCTTTGGAAAGGACTCTCAAACTACAACCATGGACCTAGATCTGCCCACTGTTTAACTACGCTCCTAGCAACCTTGGTTCTGACACGATGAAGGGGGACGGAGTTACGTCCTAATCCCTCAGAGTCCAGTTCCGTCAGGCGACTAAGCGCTTGTAGCGTAGTACGGCGTTCCCAACCAAGAATAGAATCTTGGTTGCGTATTGACGTCCGTCTTTCGCGAAACCCAGTATCTCGGGAATCACGTTTTGATAGACGCCAGAGTTCGGCTAGATGATAGCCTACTCTGTCTTCCTGATAGCTTGATGCTATCTCCTGCACGTGGAGCACATTCCAGCCTTCCCACTGAAGGGTTGACTTTGTGTGTCCTGCGCGCACGGGTGTTGCCTCATCCAAGTTAGAGATGAAGCCACCATCACCGAGAGACTCGGGAATCCTAAACCTGAAAGACTTAGGAACCTTTGCCACAAGGTGATCAACACACGGTTTGAGAGACTTGTCACACGCTAGATTACCCATCCAGCGATGACTCATCCTCCTTACCGCGTTTGCGAATCGATAAATCGATTGGGCGGTCGACAATATATCCTTAAGATATACTGGCTTAACGTCGATACCAGAATAGTAATGGGCTCCACAGCTTTCACGAAAAGGGCCGGAATAATGGCTTTTCTTCTCGTTTACACGAAAGCCGTAGAACTTCATCATTTCTGAGAACAAGTTAAAAGCCGATGTCGGAAGTATGACATCGTCACCATAGGCACTCACCGAATGGGGAGAGTCTATGTATTCTGCGCAACATTTTGCTATCGCGTAGAATATAAGTGATTCGAGCTGAAAAGTGAAGCCGTTCCCCATACTGGAGAACTTCTCCCACAACACAGTTCGATCTTTTAACGTGCCGTAGTGAGAGCGACTCGCATCAAGTAAGCTGAACCAAGACGGAGGAAGCAGAGCTTCCACCACTCGACGACTTATTGAATCACTCGCAGAACTGAGATCAACCGTCGCTAAATGCCCGCCTTTTGAGCCGGCCTTAGCTAGGGACTGATTGACGTTCTGGTAGCGTAAGTCAACACCCACGCTTCGGAGCCTATCTCCAATCATATCACCGAGAGCCTTCTGGAACCATAAATTGATTCCTGGCTCAATAGCAATAACTCGATTGGTCTTAGCATCCTTAGCAACAGTGATAACCTTGTTACCGATCTGATAGTTGGGAAAGTTTTCCCCTTCCTTCAGATGCCTTGCCCATAGAGGATAGCATACCTCCATGAGTTCGGTTGGTATCAAGGAGTAAAGGTCACGCGTTATTCCAGTTTCTTTCTGGAACTTAACTGCTGCACTGGCATCTCTTCGCTTAATCAGCGTTGAGGCACCAGGACCCCAGTCAGGCAAAGAGAAGATTTCCGAAGACTCATAATCGCCGAGAATCATGTCGATTTTACGAATGACTGCATTGTGCAGCCACACGGCTGGTCCCTTATAAAGGGGATCCAGCGACAAGTTTCGAAAGCGACCATTTGTGTGCTTGCAGAGAAGTTCAAATTCATCGAACTTCTTCAAGGCAACTTCGTCAAGGTCATAGTCTAAGGTTAATCCCTTAAATTTTGACAATAACTTAGTAGCCGAGTAAGCACTCCTTACACACCGTAAATCATTATAGTGTGACGGAACAAACTCAAGATCAACCAGTTGCTGATGTTCGGAATTTTTGAACAAAAGCCACACGGTGAGAGCTCGAGGATGATCCAAGGACTCAAGATACTTCTCGATAGCCACGGATGATTCCGTTGGCGGAACGCGATAGTTGATCAGCCCTTTAAGGAACTGAGAACCATACTTCTTAGAAGACATGGTAAAACCTCCGAGAGTTTAGAAGAACTTCGTCCGGGTTTCACCCCGGAGACAAACGGTGATTAGCCGTAAGTCGGATCGAAGTTCAACACGTGCGCACTGAGAGGAGACCCCGATGCATCAGTAGGGGAATCATCAGACGCGTTTATCGTTGTTACGAAAAGCGAATGCACATGATTGAACAATGCAGTCCGTTCAGCCAAAGTGCTACGCTCAGGTAACATAAACTCCATGACACACGAACAGTCGTACGCTTTCGTCGGTTGGGGTTGTATACCCGTCACCGTCGTCGGCGCCGTTACTTCGAGCGTCGGGAGGCTCAACTTAGCTGTAACTTTGTACATACGTGAGCCTACAGTAGGCCTACGCAGGGACATCGTTACAGTCGGAAAACCTACGGCGATTCCGCCGCTACGGTCTTCCCATCGCACAACACCTTTCGGATCACGTCCGGCGGGGTCAAACGTTTTGTCGTATGAAATGGTAGCCGAAGATGTTCTTACAGTACCACCCAGTAACGACGCTGTTTTAATGCTGCCTATGGCGGGCATTAACTTGCTCCTTTATGTAGCATTGAACGGAAGTGACCTCCTTACTTTCGGAAGGCAGCCCTGACCAACGCAACCGCGTTCAAAGCGTGTTCCACGCCAAGAGGATTTTTGAATTTAGGGATTTCTTGACTCGGGAAGCTTGTAAGCTTCGTACGAGTGTAAGTTATCCTTTCTCCAAAGATGCTCCCATGCATGTTGCACATCGTTGAATCGGTTGGGAAGAAGGGATACCTCTGCCCGTCGTAAGACACTCCGTTGTATGTAGTCACTCGTGTTATTTTGGATCTCCACCCTCCTATGAACGTTAAACCGTTCCAGGCGGTCATGGCTTCTAGCCACGGGCCAATGGGTAAGAACCAATCTACCACAAATGAGTACGGTAGCACCTCCCACGCGAGGTTTAGTGGGTTGGTAAAGCCGGTCTGATTGAGGAAGGCTGCTAGATGATTATCAACACTATACCGAATGCCGTACCTCGTACTCCATTGGATTAACTTATAAGTTTTTCCAATACGAGGCGAGCCTGCGGTGTTCATGATGAGGTCATCAGATGTTTGCAGCTCTCCGCTTGCAGATGAGCGAGCAACTTGGACAGTCCTATCGCTTTTGTTTAATTTAGCAAAGGACTCCATAATCCCATGTATATCTTGGAGCAAAGGCTTCCAGCCGTACTGATACGCCAGCCAGTTATTGGCAGCGGACTTTCCGGCTTT